CATCCAATCCCCGTAACTCATACCACGTGGAATACCCGCCGAGTTCTGCATGAACGTGTTGTACGAGTTGGTGAACGCCGGGGCACTCATCCCGTTCTGGAACTGTGGACGTACATATCCACCCGAGGTGTTGGGTACTTGCATTCCGGGATTGTTCCAGCTGACACCGTTAGCAGCTGCTGAGGTGTACCCACCGGACTGAGCGGGCTTGGTGCCGGGTGCTTGGTAGTTGAACGTAGCCATATCTTTGCTCCTTGTGTCTGCGTTGCGTACGGCACCCTGGCCGACTCCAATGTTGCTGCGTATTCTGTCCAGATTCGAACGATTCATCCCTGTCAATCCTCGTAGTAGTTCACGTTCTGTTCGTTGAGCATACTCTCGATCTTGGGCCAATCCTCTTCGAGACGTTTGCGGTATTCGTCGTACTTAGCCGTGATCTCCGATTCCTTGGCGGGATTCCGTTCAATCTCCGTGTCCTGTCGATCATTCAGGAACTCGGTATAGTCGGGCAGAATGAAATATCCTTCCCACAGTCCCTTTCGTTCTTTCTTCGAGACATTCGCTGTTGCCGGATTCCTATCAAGGGCGCTGTTGAAGTAGTCGTAGTCGTATCCCATCGCTTTCAGGGCTTCGACTTTTCGACGTGCCTCTTTCCACAGATCGTACTTCAATGAGGCGTTGCTGAACAGATCGATGGCACCATCTTCCGAATACGTGTCTTTGCTCAGACGGCGCTTCTCATCGTCCATAGCTCCGGTGTACTGGAACACGTGCTGGCTGATAATGTTCCCCAGATCGACGACGGTCGGAGAGAAACCAGCAACTTCCATAGCCAACTCGCCTTCCGTGAACTTGACACCCGTTTTCTCGTCACCACTAAGAATCTTGGCACCAGTTCGTACGGAACCTGCTGTAAGGGACTTAGCCAAGTCTCGGGAGTATTTCTCCACTTCGTCCCACGCAGCTGCTGAGTCCTTGACTCCATCTGCTTTGAACCACTTCAGTGCTGCCACACCAAGGCCAGGAGCAGCTATCGCTGTCGGGTAAATGGATGCGTACGTGTCCTTCAGCGTTTCCATAGCCGTCTCGTTGTCACCCTTGGCAACAGCTGAGATCATCTGACCCCACGGCATCATCTCATATCGACGAGTGGTGTACGTCACATACACACCCTCTCCGATGTCCCGTGATACGTGCACGTTAGATTTGTTCCATCCTGGCAACAGTTCGTACATAGCACGACTCAAAGTCGGATCAGAGTTTATCCTCTGACCAGCCTCGATCTGTTTCTCCTCTTCGTCATCGGCTCCCAGCATGGACACAAGAGCGAATACGGGAGCAGCAATGGCAGCGTCCGCAAGGGTCATAGACATCGTACGAAGCCCGATCTGGCTCAGATCAAACATACCGTACTTGACCAGTCCGATGTTTCCGTCTTTGATTCCCTTGACTATCTTGGAACCAGCTGTCCTAGCGAGGTTAACGGTCGTACGAATCATCTCAGCGTGCCACCCAATAAACGCACCAATGACACCCAAATTGCTGAGAGCTTTGGCAACGGGGGAGGTACGCGTGTAGCTGGGCATGGTGTCCTTTACCTCTTCAACAGCCATATCCGCAGCCTCACTTTCGGACACACCAAACACCTGTTGATTCCAGGCACGTCGAGCGTAGAACGTCAGCAACTTAGCGGTTTCATCTCCGAAGCTGTTCATACGGCTTAGCACGTCGAACACAGAAGTGAAAGCGTTTACAGCCCAGTTCTTCGTCTTGGCAAATCCCGAACGTAGAGCGTTTGACTCTTCACGGATTTTCTCGATGGCCTGCTTACGACTCTGGGCAGCCAGGGCACCGTCCTGTAGCAGACCCTTCGTCATCAGGTAATCCAGGTCCTTACTCAGTTGCGCGTCTGTAACCTTTGACTGTAGCAACGGAATGCCAGCGAACGAGGACGACCTAGCAATCTTCACCGACTTCGGAATCGCCTTAATGGCTGTCCAGGACGCCAGTGTCGGAGCAAGCAACGCGAAAGCAGTAGCCGTGTTGATGAACAGGGCGGACTGCGAGAAGTTGACCTGTAGCTGTTTGAACATACGCCCTATCGGGCCGAGCAAAGTAGCCGTAGCCAGCGCCATGTTAGCGGCTGTCGAATCAGGAGACTTCTGCTGAAGGGCTGCTGCGTGCTGTTCCAGATTGCCTTGACGCAAGACGTACGCAAGAGCCGACTCATACATACTCTGCTCAAGCAACCACGCATCCTCTTCCTTGATCCAGTGTCCCTGTAGGGGACCGTAGTCGTGTGGATTGTCCGAGTCCAGCTTCTTGTACCCACGCTTGCTACGGGTCACATCTCCTGGAGCGATGATAGAACCGTCAGCCAGACCAGCACTGAGCAAGTCCGTCATCGCACGGTACTTGGCAACGATGTTAGCCAAATGCTCAATCGAGATCAACGCTTGACTGTCGATGCGTTCATGGCGTCCCCACAACCGCTGCAACCAGTCCGGTACTTGCTTACGTGCTTTGTCTACGGAACTGTCGTCGATGAGCAGCGTGTTCTTGGGACCGATCATCGGAGAGAACGTAGCAGAACTACGCGGATCGAGCAAACGAGTACCCCACTCGATAGCCTTCTCCCGCAACGTGTCCGGACCCATAGCTTCCAACTGAATTAGCTGATTCTCTATGTCCTTGAATTTCTTGGAAGTGATACCCCACGATTCAGCGTACCGATTCATCTTGGCACGAACAGCGTCACGTTCCTTACGACGTTTGTCAGCCTCTTTCTTCGTGATGTCAGTCGGAATCTTACGACGAGCAGCCACCCCCATAGCTCGAATCTCGTCCGCGCTTGGGAGTTTCATGCTGTCCATAATGTTCGGTAACTCTTGCGTTACAACGTCTTTCTCTCCACGGGCAGCTAATCCCATTTGAATAGCTTTCCACTCACCGGGATTAAGATCAAATACCTGAAAAGCACGACGTGACCATTTACCAAACGACTTCATAATGCGTGGTACGGATTTAGGACCCCACACCCCATACGCAATTCCGAGTACCTGCAAATCGGTGACGATATTCCGAAACTCATCTGTCACGTTTTTCAAGTCTTGAGGAATGTTTACCGTCTTGTCACCCATGAAATACTGAGCAGCCAAACTACGGTACTTGTCACGGGTTGCAGCCCTATCAGGCATCGCTTTGGATAGACGTGAGATTATGTCCTCTACTTCCTTCGCCAGCATCTCGGCTTTGAACACGTACAGTCGCTGGAACCCCGCACGTTCCTCAATGGCTACGCGAAACACGTCCGACGAAGCGGTGCCCTGAGCAACCAGTGCTCGAATACCCGCGTTACCCATAGCTTTGTACAAGGACGATTCCCGAACGTCCAGAACGGAATTATTACCGCTGTTGGAATTGGTGTTGATAGCTAGCTGGGCATCTACCTCCGGGCTAGCTATGTTTGCGGAGGATGTCGTGGACGGAGTGGCCCCTGTTGTTGCTTGTCCCGGTGTGTACGTACCGTCCTTGAACGCAGTCACATCTCGACCGTACCGCACAGCGTCCAGAATATCTCGATCACGAATCTGTAGCCCCTCAAATCCGAGAGCTTTCAAGCCACGACTAATCTTCTCTCGGAAATACGAAACGATGTCGTTGTACAGACGCTTGGCTGTACCTACCATTCCCTTAGCGTCACCACCGTACTTGTCGTACAGCATCTGGGCGTACTTGGCAAGTTTCTCTTCTTGTACCGTAAACGCGGACGTAGTGTCCCCAGCGTTCGCTTTGCTGATAAGGCCCGCGTAGTGGGTGTTCACGTGGTCGATAGCAGCACGGGCAGTAGTATCTCCAGCATTCGCCCAAGCGTCTACCCGAGCAGCAAGAGAGTTAACCCGTGTGCGTCCCTCGGTGCCTGCCTTTGCCTCTACGTGGACCATCGCTTCATGAAGGAACTTGCTCTTGGCTTGTCCCTTTTCCACACCGGCTACATCCAGATACACCTTTCCGTTGTACGCGAACGCACTAGCTGAAGCTCCTTGACGACCTCCCGAAACGACGGACAGAGCTTTACGTACAGCCGCTGCCGCTTGCGGGTCCTTGGTGTCCAGGTCGGACAGACCGTTGTACACGACCAGCCGACCTTGGGTATCCATCTTCTGTGCGTTACTGGCAAGGGGGTCCATCCACCCACTGAACAGATCGTCTTTCAGTTCCTGTTCGGATGCGTACGTGGATTTAGTAGTTGTACCTGTTGCCAGTTGAGCGGGAGTTACTTCCGGCCCTTGCCCTTGTTGTTGCCGTTGCCCTTCTTTTTGCAAGACTTCGCCATTGTTGGTACTCACCTCCTGGGTTGTTGGTTGGGTTGCTTGTTGCGCCGCTATCTCGGCTGCGCGGTTTTGGATGTCACTTATGAACAGCGTTCGGTTAGCTTCGATACGCGCACGGTACTCCGGGTCCGTCTTGACACGTTGCTGCAACTCTTGGGTAGCAATCTGTTCCGGAGTAGAGATACGGTTACGGACACCTCTCGGTGCTTTGGACTTGGGAGTCTCCACAACAGGGGCGGGCGTTGCGGTAACAGGTGCCTCTACAGCGCTCTGTACGGGCTCAGGAGCCACGTTAGCAGCCGTGGTCTGTAGGGTAGTAGGGGGTACGGTCTGTGATTGCTCCTGGACGGTTGTAGGAGCTACTAGCGACTTAGCGGCAGTGTACCCAGTCCCACTGTCACCCAATAGCCTCTGTGCATACCTCACTACATCCTGGTCAGACTCTCCCAACTTAGACAGATCAGTCTCTATCTGAGAAAGCTGATTCCCGTACCCCACAGCTGCACGGTGCCTCTCCAATCTCTCTCGTATCTCGGCACGGTACTGACTGATGACCTTCTTCTGATCTTCTGACAGATACGGACGCTCAGGCGTCTGGAGGATTCCAGCAGCCACACGCTTCTCGTTCTCTTGCAGAGTCAGCCGCAGGTCCTCGTCTTCTTTCGTCAAGGACTTCACAGTACCATCGTCAAGACGATCACGAGTAGACGCTTCACGAAGAGAGGTAAGACGATTGTCAATGATTGTACCAGCATCACTTATGGACAGTGGTGCCTGCTTGACAACTTGAGATTCTTGCTGTAGACTATTAGTCCCCGCCGCGCGGGAAAAAGACTTATCCGTATTGGGTATTACAGTATTGGACACCACACTATCGGAAGGTGCTGTAACGGGAGTGTCTACTACAGGAGTGTTCGATACAGTGAGTGATCCGTTAATGGGAGTCACTTTAAGGGGTTCCGTTACGGGGGTGGTTTTTTTATCGTTGGTTT